GGAAATCCAATTTATGGTCCATATGGATATACAAATGCAACTGGTGGTTCTGTAAGAAGAATGAAGTCCAGTTATGAAACACAAGTTACTGGAACCAATAGACCACCAACAACAATTTACCCAGCAGGTTTCTTTGTTGAAGATTATGTCTACACTGGAACTGGTGACCTTGATGAGCACAATGGAAGATACTGCATAACTCCAGACTATCCAAATGGTGTCTATGCATACTTCACAACTATTAATTTTACAGTTGATTCATCTGGTCCATTCAAGAACTACAGAAGACCTGTCTTCCCATACCTGATTGGAGATAAGTTTAAGTCAGAACCAAATAATTTCAACTTTAGACTTCAATCAAATCAGGATCATTATGATATTGAAGCATCTGGTCTTCTGAGAAATACTGCAGAATATCACACCAATGATGAGAAGAGTGGATATGACTACATCTTCAATTCTACAAAGGTACAAAAGCAAACCATTGACATTACAGCAACTTCTACTGGTTCCATTGAGCAAGTGGGAATTCTTACTGGTGGAACAAACTATAGAGTAAATGATAGTGTTTCATTCAATAATGGTTCAACAGGTGGTAGAGATGCTGATGTAAAAGTCTCTAGAGTTCTAGGAAAGCAAATTAGTAGAGTAAGTACTTCTACAACGTCTTTCTATAATGTAGAGTTTATCAGAAATAATAATTCTTATCTTGGATTTACATCAGTTCCACACAACCTAGAAAATGGAGACACCATACAGATTTCTGGTATCTCCACTTTCTTCAAGGGATTCAATGGTTCTTACACTACAGGAATCAGAAGCGACAATTTTGTTTTAACACTAGGAGTTGGTGACACATCTTCTACTGGTTATGTGGCATATTTCTATGTTTCTGGTGCCCTTCAGTATCCATATATTCGTCCCAATGATGTACTTGGAATTGGAACTGAAAGAGTTAAGGTCTTGAATATAGATCCTATCTCTCAAAGAATTAGAGTACTTCGTGCACAAGATGGAACTATAGGTGTTGCTCACACTAATAAGGAAATTTTACTTGAAGATTCAAGAAAGTTCAGAGTCAATATCAGTGGTCTCACTACAACAAGATCATATGCAGTCAATGAAGAACTTTATTTTGACCCTGCAGAATCTGTGGGTGTTGGAACAGTATTGTCTACAGGTGCTGGAACAACCATCACATTCTCAAATCCTGGTGTTGGAGCAACTCAAGTATTTGTAGAGCCAAGGTCAATTTATTATCCAAATCATGGTCTGAAACTTAATGAGACTATTTCTTACAATACCAATGGTGGAGATTCTATTTCTGTATGGAATGGAGCAGTAGGTTCTGCCTTCACATCTTTGAATAACTTCTCTACTTTATATGCAGTACCTCTTTCTAATGACTTTATTGGTATTAGTTCTAATAAGATTGGACTGAGTAGCACTGGTTATGTTGGTGTAAACACATCACTTTCCCTCCTCTACTTCACATCAAATGTTGGAACAGGTGATACACATAGTTTTACCACCAACAAAAATAATGTAATTTCTGGTCAGATATCTCAGAACATTGTTACTGTTTCAACTGCTACCACTCATGGTTTAAGTGCAAATGATACAGTTTATATGACAGTTAAACCAACAGGTGAGCAGACTGTTAAAGTTAAGTATGACAAATACAACAGAAGAATTGTATTTGATCCAAGAAACTTCTCTGCAGGTGATGTAGATACAAACCTCAATACAATTGGTTTTAGTACAGAATATTTTAGTCATGGTGATAGAGTCATTTACACTTCATCATCACCATCTGGTGGTCTTGTTGATGAGGGAATGTACTATGTCATCCCATACAATGATACTAATGTTAGACTGGTAAAAGAAAAGTTTGAACTTGATGCTGCAGAACCAAATTATGTGAACATTACTAGTGCATCTGCAGGAACACTTTCAAAAATTAATCCACTGATTAATTCAAGAAGAAATAATTCACTAGTATTTGATCTTTCAGATTCATCATTGGCATTCTTCTACAATAGTCTGCAATATCCTGCATTTGATTTTAATGTCTATTCAGATAAGCAGTTTACTACTAAGTTCTTTACCTCTGGTCAGTCAAGTACTTTTGAAGTGACTAAGAGTGGAAGTATTGGTGTTGATACTACAGCAAAGGTTACTCTGAAGGTCAGTGATTATATTCCACAAAACCTGTACTACAAATTTGAGCCAACAAATCTGAACATTATTCCAGATGTTCAGAGTCAAATCTCCATTGATAATACAGTACATAACTACAATGAAATTGGTGTAGTTGCAACAGAGTATGATGGTACTCACACCATATCTGGTGTTGGAACAAATAGTTTCACATATAACATCTCAGTTGCACCAGGTGTAACCACCTATACATCTTCAAACTCCAAGTCTTATTATGAGACAAACTCCAGAACTGCATATGGAGAAATCAGACAGTTTAAAGTCTTTGATGGTGGTTATGGATACAATTCACTTCCTGGAATTACTTCTGTAATTAGTTCTAGTGGAACTGGTGCTATTGTTCAACCAAGTAGCACTAATATTGGAAATATTCTCAATACCAGATTTGGTAATATTGGATTTGATTATCCAACTGACAAAACAACAAGAGCAGTTGCTAATCTTCCTGAAGTTCTTAAGATGAATCTCTTGTCTTCATTTAAGAGCATTGGTATCAATTCAGGTGGTCAAAATTATCTTGTAGCTCCACAACTGGTTGTAGTTGATGGTTTTACAAATCAAGTAGTTACTGATGTTGATTTGAAGTATGAGATTGGAGACACTCAGGTTTCAATCATCAAGAATACCTCTGGGATGTATAATGTTACACCAAGAATTATTCCAACCTCAAACTCCAATGGTGTTGGCATCTCATCTCTGACATATACTTCTGGAACAAAAACAGTTAGATTGTATCTTGATACAGAATTTAGTGATGCTATTGATTTCCCATATGAAGTTGGTGAAAACATTCTTGTTGAAAATATTAGTGTTGGGATCAACACTACTGGAAAGGGATATAACTCTAAAGACTACAACTATTCCTTGTTCCCAGTTACTGCACTCAATAGGGCACTGGGCGGTTCTGGAGCATATGTTGAGTATAGTTTGAGTGACTATCTCAGTGGAAGTGACTATCCTGGCAACTTTGATTCTGGAAATTCTGCAGGAAGAGCAGTTCCAGAAAAACAATTCCCAGTATTTGATCCTATTTTAGAAATTAATAACTTCTTTGATGATGAAAAGGTCAAAAATGAAGGCAATTCTGGAACAGTTGAAAGATCAAACAGATTAAATGAATATCTATTTGTAAGTACACCAAAGGAGTTTACTGTAGGAACTAAGGTCGTAGGAGAAAGCTCCAATACTCAGGGTATTATTGAGAGCAGAAACAACTTTAATGCTCAGATTATTACTGGTGCAGGAGCAACTATCTTTGATGGTTGGCAAACAAATTCTGGATTCTTGAATGATAATTATCAAAGAATGCCAAACAATGAATATTATCAGAATCTTTCATATTCATTGAAGTCCAGAGTTCCTTTTGATACTTGGAATGATCCAGTAAGTTCTTTAAATCACATTGCAGGTTTTGCCAAATTTGCAGATTTTGTTATTGAAAGTATTGAAGATAGACCTGAGGGTATTGCCAATCCAGAAGACAGTTCTATTGAGACAGTTGTAGACATTACTGGTTTTGGATATCTAAACTGCTTCTCTGACTTCGATTTAGTAAGTGAAAATTCAATCAATGTTGGTGGGCAAATTATTTCAAATGAGATTCTCTTTGATAATACTATTTTGAATGACTACTTTAAGTCAGTTGGAAATAGAGTTCTCTCTATTGATGACTTTAGCAGTCTCTTCAATAGTGTTCGCAGATATGAGATATATGATACTGTTGCATCATATGAGAGCAACTATATCTACAACAAACTATTCACATTTGCAAAGAATACTGTTCTTGATGACGAAAAGCAAGCAACTATTGTAACAATTCTGCAGAAAGATGGGATTGGAAAAATTCAAGAGTATGCTGAACTTGAGAGTGGCGCTCCACTAGGTTATTATGATTACTATGCAGTAGATAATGGATTTGATTTAATATACTATCCAGTAGAGTATGAATATGACAATTACAATACTTCCACTGTTTCCTTCAACATTTTCGATAATGTTGTTGGTGTTGGTTCTACTAATATTGGAGATGTAGTTTTCATCAATAGTCACAGAACAAATGTTGCTGCTGCTACAACTACTACTATTGTTTCAATATCTTCAACCTTTAGATCATCAAAACTTCTGGTCCAACTTGAAAACAATGAAAAAGACTTTGTTGCATCAGAACTAAGTTTGATTCATGATGGAACAGATGTGTTCCTCTCTGAGTATGGCAGTATGGAGATGAACAATACTCCTGATTTCATTGGTTTTGGAACCTTTGATGCCTATATCAGCGGATCAAATATTAATGTTGACTTTATACCAAATGTAGCAGTTGCTTTGACTGCAAATGCCAATGTAGTTTCAATTTCAAATACATCTGCTGTTGGTGTTTCTTCAGTAAATCTCGCTGTTTCTGATATAGTCTCATATAAAACTGACATAGCTGCTTCTGGTTCTCCAACAGCAGTTTCAATTGCATCCTTCAATTCACCAATTGAAGCATCATATTCTATTGTCTCAGTTGAAGACATGACCAATAGTCAATATGAAATGTTTGAAATGGTTACTCTGGAATCTACTGTAAATGAAGATTCCTATGTTCAGTATGGTAATGTTTATACTGGTAGTGATAGTCTTGGCACTGTTGGATTTGATACTGCAGGTGGTGGATATCAATTAACATTTACACCAATTGCAAATGCAGAAATGCAGGTTAGAGTTTACTCTATGCAATTGTTTCTCTATGACAATAATAATGATCCTGGTCAAATTGAATTTAACAATAGCGTAATTGATACTGAATCAGGGCAGTTTACAGGAACTCTGTCAGATTTGAAGACATCATTTGGTCTTAATCATGAAGGTCTCCCCATCTTCCAAAGATACTTTAATGGCAGTGATTCTGGAATTATTGACCTCACAAACAACTTTGTTAAAATTCCACAGCACTTCTTTGTAACTGGCGAAAAAGTATACTATAACTGGGCAGGTGCTGGAACAACTCAGGCAATTGGTATTGCAACAACTACAGTTCCTGGAATTGGTCTTACAGATAAACTTCCAAATGAATTGTATGTCGTTAAGAGTAGTGATGTAAACCTTAGGTTCGCTTCTTCTGCTCAAAATGCACTTGCAGAAATTCCAAATACACTTAAACTTACTTCTGTTGGTATTGGTACTTCTCATAGTCTTACTGCAACCAATCAGAATCCTAAAGTGATGGTTGCTATTGATAATATAATTCAATCACCAATTGTTTCCTCTGGAATCACTGCAACTCTGGATCAAAATATAATTTTTGATACTAACTTCAGGTTGAGTGGAGTAACATCTATATTTGCACAAGATCACATTCAAATCAATAATGAGATTATGGTTGTTACTGCAGTGGGTGTTGGTGGCACTAATAACTTGACTGTCAGAAGAAGACAGATGGGTACAGGAATTGGAACCCATGCATCTGGATCATTGGTCACTAAGATTTCTGGCAACTATAACATTGTAGAAAACACTATCCACTTTGTTACTGCACCATTTGGAAATGTTCCTATTGGTGTTGGTTCAACTACTGATCCCGATGCTTATGATTGGACTGGTATTATTACCAGTTCTACATTCCAGGGAAGAATGTTTATGAGATCTGGTATAACCGGATCCTCTGAGGAGACATATACCAAGAACTATATCTTTGATGACATATCACGTGAATTTACTGGAATTCAAAGTAATTTTGTCCTAAGGTCTGGTGGCTCTGATGTTACTGGTATTTCTACAGATAATGCTATCATTCTTATCAATGGGATATTTCAAGGTCCTCAAGGTTCTCAACCAATCAATGTTCAGCAAGGTGATTATACACTAGAGGAAAGTGGAATCACAACCATTAGATTCACTGGTGGTGCAGATAACCCATATGGTTATGATCCAAACAGATCCGACTTACCTGTTGGTGGTCGTATGATCACCATTGGTTCCACAGGAGGATTTGCTTATCAACCATTGATTTCTGCTGGTGGTACAGCAACTGTTTCAGTAGCAGGAACTATTCAAACCATTAGTATTGGAAATAGTGGTTCTGGTTATAGAGTAGGTATTCAAACAATTGTCAATGTTGGAGTTCAGACATACAGTACCGGTACTCCTAATATTGAATTCATTGGTACTGCAGCTATCAGTGGAGGAAACATTGTAAGCATTGCAATTACAAATCCAGGATCTGGATACACCTCCACAAATCCACCTCAGGTTATTTTTGATAGTCCACTTCCATATCACAATATTCCACTGATTTACAGTTCTGAGTCAGTAGTTGGTTCTGGACAAAGTGGAACTATTGATATTGTAGTTGGACAAGGTTCCAGTGTTATTGACTTTGAAATCAGAGATTATGGATTTGATTATCAATCAGGTGATATTCTGACATTTGCTGTTGGTGGTACAACAGGAATTCCTACAGACACTACTAAAGTGTTCAATGAGTTCCAGCTTATAGTTGAAGAGTCCTTCTCAGATCAATTTAATGGTTGGTCAATTGGACAACTTCAAGTGCTTGATAATCTTGATTCTCAGTTTGATGGAACACAAACCACATTCTCCCTCAAGTTAGGAGGAGAACCCTTCTCTGCAGCAACTGAACCAGGATCAAATATTAGTTTGGAAGATGCTCTTCTGGTCTTCATCAATGATGTCATTCAGGATCCAAAGATTTCTTATGACTATAATGGTGGAAGTAAAATTAGATTTGGAACTGCACCAAAAGCAGGAGACTCTTCTAAGATTATTTTCTACAAGGGAACAGGTGATATTGATGTTCAGTTCGTAGACATTCTTGAGTCTATTAAAGTTGGTGATACTCTCAATATTGAAAATAATCCAGCACAAGGTCAAGGTTTAGGATTGGATCAGAATGAAAGAACTGTAATTGGAATCAATACAGTTGATAGTGTGAATACCAATCCATACTATGGACCTGGTGTTACTACAGATAGATCACTTCTGAGACCTGTAACTTGGTGTAAACAAATTGTCGATAAAGTTATCAATGGACAGAAGATTGGAAAGGATAGAATTGAATATGAACCACTGATCTATCCATCAGCATTTGCAATCAAGGCAGTTGGAACTGGCACAGATGTTGTATATGTTGATAATCTCAGACCACTGTTCAATGGTACAAATGAGTCCTCATTTAGAGATTTCCAAGATGCAATTACAATTAGATCACAAGATACAATTGTAGCTGCTGCAGCAACAGCTGTAGTTTCTGTTGCTGGTACAATCTCATCTCTGATCATTAATAATGCAGGAGTTGGATATACTGAGGCACCTGAAGTTACTATTGGAAACCCTGTTGGTCTTGGATCAACTCAAAGAGCAAGTGCTACATCTGCTATTAGTGGTGTAGGAACAATAACTTCTCTAACAGTCACCTCACCTGGAACTGGTTATACCAGCACCAATCCACCTGTGGTCCTTATTGAATCTCCAAAGAGTATCATTGAGTCCATTAGTGTTACATCATATGCAGGTGACTATGGAGTAGTTGTTGGAGTTGGAACTACAGTTGTTGCTTCACAAAATCAATTCTACTTTGATACCTTTATCTCTTTAAATTCCTTTATGAGGAATTCTAGTTATGTTGGAACTGCTGTTACAGTAAGTGGAATTTCTACATCTGATTACCTTACAGTATTCGACACCAATATTACAATTGGAAGCACTTTTGCATCAGAAGATCAAGATAGTGCAACAATTGGAATTGGAACAACATTCCTTGATTGTGTGTATCAGGTCAGCAGCTATGAAGACAATGATTTGTTTATTACTGCAGGTTCAACAATTGGTTTTACCACTACTTGCAGAAGAGTATTTGTTAATGTAGATACTGTTGGAAGTGGAATTGCTTACACAAGTCTTCCAGATATGGGTGAATTTAGTTGGGGCAGAATTAATCTTGGTACAAGAATTGTACCACAGAGTTTCAATGCTCACAATGACAATGGTTACACTGGCATTTCAACTTCTGCCCTTGTAACTAGAAGTGCTTCTCTAAAATATAATAATTACACAAGTTGATTACTAAATACTAAAAAGTATTGATAGGAAATGGCGAAACAAGGTATTAGTACAGGCACTACGCCTAATGACGGTACTGGTGATTCCCTGTTTACTGGGGCAGAAAAAATCAATGACAATTTTAATGAACTCTATGCTGTAGTTGGTAATGGTACTACAACTTTTGTTGGTATTGTTTCGCAAATCACTGCAGGTAACAATGTAAGCATTTCAACTGCTTATGGTTCTGTTGATGTTGGTGTTTCAACCAACATCAATACAACTGGTATTATTACTGCTACAGGTGGATTTGTGAGTACAGCAAATACAACTCCTATTCAGATCACACTTTCGGGGAGTACATTAACCTTCACTGCAAGTGGAATTGGATCAACTAGCTTTACATTATCCTAATAAATAAAGAAAATTCTGTATACAAATGGCAGCGATAATTACTGACCAACTTCGTATTTTGAATGCAAAGAATTTTGTTGCTGGAGTTCAATCTAGTTCAAATTCTTATTATACATTTATTAGCATTCCTAATTCTAACGATTATCAATCTGATTGGGACACAAATCCCCCCTCTCCCATTGATAATTTTGAGCAAGACAATAATGTCTATTGGGATGGAATGTTGGCCCTGAAAAAGATTGCGCCAAGTGATGTAAGTCAGGTTGTTAGAAAAACAACTTGGACTTCAGGTGTAACATATGATATGTGGAGGAATGATATTAGTAGAGATAACCCATCGCAACCATCTGGTGTTTTTGATATCTATGCTGCAAATTTTTATGTAATGAACTCTGACTACAGAGTTTATGCTTGCCTTTTTAATAATGCAAATCCTGAAAATAATTATCAAGGTGGACCTTCACTAGATGAACCAACATTTACTGATCTAGAACCAAGAGCTGCTGGTTCTAGTGGTGATGGATATATTTGGAAGTATCTCTACACAATTAGTCCATCACAAGCAATTAAGTTTGATTCAATAAACTATATTCCCATTCCAACCAATTGGTACACCAATAGTACATATGCACCTGTTAGAAATAATGCAGCAGCAAGTGGACAGATAAAAGTTGTAACTATTAGAGAAAGAGGAGTTGCTATTGGAGATGCAAATAAAACATATACCAGAGTACCTATTTTAGGTGATGGTGAAGGTGCAGAAGCAACTATTGTAATTAATAATGATTCCCAAGTAGAGAGTGTTACAGTATCAAAGGGTGGTTCTGGTTATACTTTTGGAACTGTTGATTTAGAAGCTGGTGGTGTTCCTGCTGGTACAACTGCTCCAGTCTTTAATGTAATCATCCCACCTCCTGGTGGACATGGTGCTGATATTTACAGGGAGTTGGGTGCATATAATGTTCTGACTTATTCTAGATTTGAGAATGATACTGAAAATCCAGATTTTGTTACTGGTAACCAGTTTTCTGCTGTAGGATTAGTAGAAAATCCAAAATCATATGGATCCGCAACAAACCTAACATTAGATAAAGCAAGTGCACTTTATGCACTTAAATTGACTGGAACAGGTTATAGTTCTGCCACATTTGTAGCAGACTCTGAAATCACACAAACTGTTGGTGTTGGTTCTACTGCTGTTGGTAGAGTTGCATCATATGACCAACTGACTGGAGTATTGAAGTATTGGCAAGATTACTCTCTTGCAGGATTTAATACTAATGGCACAGCAAATACTGATCCAGAATATGGTTTCCATCTGAACAGATTTACTGCAGATATTAACTCTGGAGGAAGTTTCACTATAATTGGTGGAAGTGTAAATCTAGCAATTCAAACCAGTTTTCAGGGTGTGTCGACAGTAATAAATAGTAGGACATACTATCTTGGTCAGAATTTTGTAGATGGTGTTTCTCAACCTGAGTCTGAGAAATACTCTGGAAACATCATTTATATTGACAACAGACCTTCAGTAACAAGGTCTTCCTCTCAGAAAGAAGACGTAAAAATTATCTTGCAGTTCTAAAAAATCATGCCACAGGAAACTAACCTCAATGTTGCTCCTTATTTTGATGATTTTGACCCACAGAGTAACTATTATAAGGTCTTATTTAAACCTGGATACCCTGTTCAGGCAAGAGAACTAACTACTCTACAGTCAATTCTTCAAAATCAGGTTGAGGATGTAGGAAATCACCTCTTTAAAGAGGGTGCACAAGTCATTCCTGGTGGTGTAACATATCTAAATCCCTTCTATGCCATTCAAATTGAGTCAGAATTCTTAGGAATTCCTGTTTCAGTTTATCTCGACCAACTTGTTGGCAAGACAATTACAGGTGAAACCTCTGGAATTACTGCAAAAGTAGTCACATATATTACTGATAGGACATCTGAGAGGGGAAATTATACACTTTATGTTGATTATTTTGAATCAAGCAGCACAGATTTGGCAACTGAGCAGTTTTTGGATAATGAAGTCCTTTTAACTGATGAAAATATTTCTTTTAGCACCACTTTTATCAGTGCTGGAGAAGGATTTTCAAGAACAATTTCAACAAATGCTGCTGCAACTGCTTCCGCCTTTGCAATTAATGACGGCGTTTACTTTTTGAGGGGTTATTTTGTTGATGTTGCCTCTCAATTACTCATTTTGGATCAATATGGAGACACTCCAAGCTATAGAATTGGTCTAAATGTTGTAGAATCCATCATTTCTTCAGATCTTGACTCCTCTCTGAATGATAATGCTCAAGGATACAACAATTTTGCTGCTCCAGGAGCAGATCGACTGAAAATTGAAGCAAAATTATACAAAAAAGGCACTGATGACCTTAATGATCAGAGTTTTGTGCAACTCGCAGAGGTCAAAAATGGTATTTTAAGGGATCTTGTCAATAGAACCAACTATAACCTGCTTGGAGATGAGTTGGCAAAGAGAACTTTTGATGAATCTGGTCATTATTATGTAAAAGAGTTTGTAACCACTGTCAGAGAGAGTCTGAATAATGGTTATGGTAACAGAGGAATCTATAATGCCAACCAAACAACTGATGGAGGTTCTACTCCCAATAATGATTTGGCAATTTACAAGGTTTCACCAGGTAGAGCATATGTAAGAGGATATGAAGTCAATAAAATTGCTTCAACTTTCTTGGATGTGCCAAAACCAAGAACTACAAACCTAGTTGAGGGTCAATCTGTCAATTTTGGATTTGGTCCAACATTTGCAGTCAACAGAGTCTATGGTTCTGCAACTATTGGATTCAATACTACCAATACTTTGAGTCTCAGAGACCAAAGAGTGGGTGCAACACAAACTACAGCACCAGGAACTGAAATTGGTGTTGCTAGAATCTATGATTTTGCTCTTGAATCTGGTTCATATGATACAACTACACCAGATTTGAACAAATGGGACCTTTCTCTGTTTGATGTTCAAACATACACTGATGTAACAGTAAATGAATCAGTCACATTAAGCACTCCAACCTTCATTCAAGGTCAATCTAGTGGAGCAAGTGCATTTTTGAGATATGATGTAAGTGCTGGAACTGCTCTTACTGCATATGATGTCAAAGGAGACTTTTTCATTGGTGAGAGACTGCTTTTCAATGGTGTAGTGACCAATGCAAGGTCTGTAACAGATTTAACAAACTATGAACTGTCTGATATCAAGTCAGTTTATGGTATTGTTGGTGGTGGAACAACATTTACAGCAGACTTAATTCAAACTCCAGTAAGAACTATTGGAATTGCATCTATTACTCCTGTTTCAGGTGGTATTTCTACAGTTTCATCTCCAACTACCACATTTCCAGGAATTGTAACCACCGGTGGTCTTGTTCAATACTCCGTTCCAACCAACAGTGTTCCATCTTATGGAAGAGTAACAGGAGTTAATAACACTTCCTTTACTATTGAGGCAGTTACTACTGTTTCTGGATATAGAATTGGTTCTCTGCCAACATCTGCAACAGAAGTTACTGATTTGACAGTTGTTGAGTCCAGATATCAAGGAAATACTGGAAATGGAAATGCTGCATCAAATGCTACTCTGTATAGCAGATTCCCCAAGAAAAATATCTCTTCAGTAGATCTTACTGGAGCAAGTATTATAATCAGAAAGCAGTACAACACATCTATTACTAGCAATTCAACTGCAACTCTGTCTGCAGGAGTAAATGAGGTATTTTTGCCATTTGATGAAGAAAGATATATTGTTATTAGATCTGATGGTTCAACAGAAGAACTGACTGCTGATAAATTCTCACTGACCAGTGGTTCTACTCAATTGACAATCAATGGTCTTGGTACAGATGACCCTGATACCACTGTTATTGCAACTTTGAGAAAGAGTCAAGTTACAGCAAAAACTAAGAGAAAGTTTATTGCTAATAGTCTTATTGTCAATAAGTCATCAATCTCTGCTTCTGGAACTGGTTCAACAACTCTAAATGATGGTTTGACTTATGGTGACTATGCATTTGGAACCAGAGTTCAAGACCCAATCATCTCCTTGAATGTTCCCGATGTTGTCAAGATTCATGGCATTTTTGAATCCAATGACACTAACAATCCTGTTGCACCATCAATGATTGCTGCATCAATGGATGGTCCCACTGCAACTACAAATGATCTCATCATTGGTGAAGAAATTATAGGTTCAATCAGTGGTGCAAGAGCAACTTATCTTGTAAGAGTCAATGACACTAACATTAGATTTACTTATAAGAATAATACAGTATTCCAAAATGGAGAGGTGATTAATTTTGTTTCTTCTGGTGTCAATGCTGTTGCAAATAGTATCAATATTGGAAGCAAGAATATTACCTCAGATTTTACACTTTCAAATGGTCAAAGAGAATCAATTTATGATATTTCCAGACTTATAAGAAAGGTTAATTCTTCTGCACCAACTAGAAAGATTGTTGTCTACTTTGATAATGCTTATTATGAAACTTCAGACACTGGAGATATCACATTAGCGAATTCATATGCTGAATTTGACTATGGCACTGAAGTATCATCAATCAATGGGGTCAGAAACACTGATATCATTGATGGCAGACCAAGAGTTAGTGAGTACAGTGTTGTTGCTGGTGCTAGATCTCCATTTGAATTTGATGGAAGATCATTTACAAATAGTCAGCACAGTTCAAAGAATGTTCTTGCTTCAGATGAGTCAATTACTGTTGACTATAACTACTATCTTGCAAGAGCTGATAGAGTTTACATTGATAAGAATGGAAATTTCTCAGTTAAGTACGGAACACCTGCAGATACAGCACAACTTCCAGATGAAGTTAATGGTGCACTGAATATTGCCAATATTTACCTGCCTGCATACCTCTACAATACATCTGATGCAAGAGTAGACTTTGTTGAGCACAAGAGATATCAAATGACTGATATCTCAAAACTTGAGCAGAGGATTAAGAATCTTGAGTATTATACTCAACTCAATCAACTTGAAGCAGATACTCTCAATCTGTTTGTATCTGATGCAAATGGTTTTAATAGATTCAAGTCTGGTGTATTTGTAGATAACTTCTCAACCACTGAACCACAAGATTCAGGTGTTGGTGTTAGAAACAGTATTGATACTAGAAAGAGAGTTCTGAGACCTGCTCACTACACAACTGCAGTCAATCTTGAAATTGGTAACACAACTATTGCTGGTATTGGAACAACCACTGCTGCAAACCAAGATTCCAGATTTGCTGATATTCTTGGAGCCAATACAAAGAGAACTGGTCAGGTTGTAACTCTTGACTACACTGAGACCCAATGGTTGGATCAACCATTTGCCACTAGAGTTGAGAATGTAACTCCTTATCTTGTCACTTTCTATAATGGTTCTATTACACTTGAACCAACTGTTGATATCTGGATCGATGTCAATAGAATGGAAGTCAGAGATGTTCTGCAGGAAGGTTCATTCAATGCCATTGCAGATGCAATGAGAGTTGAAAATATTAGTGAAGTTGATGGTCTGAGACAGGGTGTAAGTCCTGTTCTGTGGAATTCTTGGGAAACCACTGGAGTTGATGTCAATTTCAGTCTTGGAATGAATGCAAGTGCTAATGGCACAACAGTCAATGTTGGTGTCAGTGGTAATGTTGGAGTCAACCTCAGCCAGCAAAGAACTGGAACTCAAAATACTGTAACTGAAGTCATTGATACTGAATCTCTGGGTGACAGAGTTGTCAGCAGAAATATCATTCACTTCATGAGGTCACGTAACATTCAGTTTACTGCAACCAAACTGAAGCCATTTACTAGAGTTTACTCATTCTTTGATAATGTAGATGTCAATAACTTCTGTCTCTCTAAACTAGTAGAGATTGAAATGACCTCTGGCACATTCCAGGTTGGTGAAACTGTTCAGGGTACAATGGGAGATAATACTTCTCAAATCATTGATAGTGGAATCCCCTCAATCTCATTTAGAGTTGCATCAGCAAATCATAAGTACGGTCCTTACAATAATCCATCTGATACCTTTGACTCTAATCCATATGATAGAGATAATTCACTTCCAGCAACTTATTCAGAGACTTCAACAGTTCTGAATATTGATACTTTCAGTCTTGCTGCTGAAGAAGCACCTCAGTTTGCAGGTTATCTGGCAACTGGAATGATTCTCAGAGGTCAGAGCAGTGGAGCACAAGCAACAGTTACAAATGTAAGACTTGTATCTGATAGACTTGGTACTCTGATTGGTTCATACAGAGTTCCTGATGCAACCAACACTGCAAACCCAACATTTGAAACTGGTAGAACTACCTTCAGACTGACTAGCAGCCCAATCAATACACAGGTTCAAGGACAGACATCAACTTCTGCAGAAGAAATCTTCTACTCACAAGGTGACATTGATAATACTCAGGAAGTAACTCTGTCACTGAGAAATGCAAGAGTTGAAATTGATGATAGTTTTGTTGAAACAAGAACTATTGGTGATAGTGCTGGTGCAAGTGCTTCTGCATCCGTTCAGATTCCTCAACCTGCACCTCCAAGAAGAGTTGACCCACTGGCACAAACATTCCTGGTTGATGAAGAAAGTGGAATCTATGTAACCAGTCTGGATCTTTATTTCTCATCTAAGGATGATACTCAACCAGTTACAGTTCAACTTCGTGAAGTAGATCTTGGAACTCCAACTCTTAAAGTTCTTGCATATTCTGAAGTTGATATCAATCCAGATGATATCACAGTATCTGCTGATGCCACTGTTTCAACTAGAGTCAATTTTGAATCACCAGTTTACCTTGCAGGTAACAGAGAATATGCTCTGGTTCTTCTCTCACACTCAACAGAGTATAGAGTTTGGATTTCTAGACTTGGCGAATCTGATGTAAGAACTCTTGCTACAGAAGCAGGTCAAGTTCTTGTTTCCTCTCAGAACCTACTTGGTTCACTGTTTAAGTCACAGAATGCTGCTGTCTGGACACCTAGCCAGTATGAGGATCTCAAGTTCACTCTCTATAGAGCAAACTTTGTTCCATCAGGTTCTGTACAATTCTTCAATCCAAAACTGCCAACTGATTTGGAGAGAATCACACCAAATGGTATCACAATTACTCCAAGAAATATTAGAGTTGGTCTTGGCACAACACTGTCTGATACTGGACTTGCATTTGGTAACACTATTATTCAGCAGGGAACTGATGCAACCGGTTCACTGGTAGGTTATGGTGGTTCTGCAACAGGAACTATGACAATTACCAATGCTGGTGTTGGATATACTCCTGCTTCAGGTTACTTTGTGTTTACTGGTGTTGCTCTTACTAGTGTCACAGGTAGTGGTTTAAATGCTACTGCAGATATTGCAATTAGTAATGGTGTTGCTATTGGTGCTACACTGAGTGATGGAGGCAAAGGATATGCCATTGGTGATGTATTGACACCAATTACAGTTGGTACTGGTGGACTTGGTTCTGGTATGAGACTTTCTGTTGCTGGTATCTCTGGTAACAATGAACTGATTATTGAAGAAGTTCAGGGAAGATTTGGAACTTCAGCGGGTCAATACCTCAAGTATATTAATAGCAGTGGAGTTACAACTACACTTAATTATAGTGCTGGTGGAAATGTTGTCCCAGAGACTCCAATTAGAATTGATTCAGATGGACTTCACCTGAAGATTTTCCAAAGAAATCATGGAATGTATCAGAATACCAACCTTGTTACCCTGAAAGGTATTCAGTCTGATCTAACACCAACCACACTAAGTGCTGTATACAATAATGGTGCTACAGGTGATATTTCTATTGCAAGCACATCAATCTTTGGAACATTTGAAAATGTAAGTGTTGCTACTACAAATCCTGGTTATGCTAAGATTGGAAGTGAGATTATCAAATATACTGGAGTTGGTGCTGGCACATTAACTGGTATCACAAGAGGAATTGACAATACTCTCATTGAAAATCATGTATCTTCTGATTTGGTTTATAAGTATGAACTGAATGGTGTATCTCTCAGAAGAATCAATACTGAGCACAATCTGAATGAAGTAACAGTATCTAACCCAATCGCTCTTGATTCTTATCATGTTAAAGTTGATATGTCTGATACTGACAGAGGTATTGATAGGTCTGCCTCACAAACTGCATTCCCAGAATTGCACTTTAACTCCAAAAAAACTGCTGGTGGACCAAATGCTAAAGGAACATACAACCTGCCATTTGACCTTCTGATTCCTAATATCAGAACCACAACCCCAACAGGTGTAACTCTGAGTGCTGCTGTAAGAACAGTTACAGGATCTAGTGTCAATGGAACAGAGAGTTCCTTCATTGATAAGGGATTCCAGGCAATTGCTCTCAATCAAGAGAACTACTTTGATTCAGCAAGAATGGTTGCTTCTCAGGTCAATGAGAACAATTATACTACTTCACTGCCTGGAAACAAGTCATTCACAATTAATATGAATCTTGCAACTGGTGATTCCAGATTAAGTCCTGCAATTGACTTGAATAATACTGCAGTCATCTTTACTTCAAACAGAACTAACCAACCTGTTACAAACTATGCAACCAACTTGCAAGTAAATACTGTAAGTGAAGATCCAAATAGATTCATCTATGTAACCAAGAATATTGTTCTTGAAAATCCTGCAACATCTTTGCAAGTTCTCCTTGATTCATATGTCAGCACATACAATGATGTAAGAGTCTTTTATGCACTGAATCAAGATACAGATGTAGATGAGACTGTGTTTGTTCCATTCCCGGGCTACAACAATGTTGATCCAAATGGACAAGTAATCAATCCAGCAAACAATGACGGAACCCCTGATGTCTTTACACCAAAGACAGATCAATATCAACCAAATCCATCACTGAATCTCTTTAAAGATTATAAGTTCACTGCTGATAGATTGGCACCATTTACATCATTCCGCATTAAGATCATTGGAACCTCCGTAAATTCTGCAATTGTTCCACAATTCAGAAATCTCAGAGCAATTGCATTTGCATAATTATGACACTTATTCCAGTAAAGGGCAAAGATGGTTTTTATAGAGATAGCAAAACTAATGCTATTGTAAATAAGAACCATCTTGAATTTGAATCTTATGTTTCTGCTAGACAGAAGATGAATTCCGAAAAGGAAAAAGTTGATTCTATGGAGATTGAGATGGCAAACATCAAACGAGATCTGGATGAAATCAAAGAACTCCTACGTAAAGTAATTCAAGGGTAGGTTATAAATAGAAAAAAAGTTTCATCATATAAATGGCGCAGCCTTCTACTAGACAAGAATTAATTAATTATTCCCTGCGACAGTTAGGTGCTCCTGTATTAGAAATCAATATTGCTGATGAGCAAATCAGTGATTTGGTTGATGATGCTATTCAGATGTATAATGAAAGACACTATGATGGTGTCACACAAGTCTACCTGAAGTATGAGGTTACTCAGGCAGATGTAGATAGGGGAAAAGCACGTCCTCCTGGAAAGGGTGGAGGAACAGTTGGTATTGCTTCAACATCTGCAACTGCAAATATTGTAGGAACAGCAACTACATTTACATATTATCAAAACTCCAATTATCTTCAGGTTCCTCCCAACATCATTGGAGTTAATAAAATTTTCCAATATGACAATGCTCAATCATTGAGTATGTCAAATATGTTCAGTTTCAAGTATCAGTTGTTCTTGAATGACATTTACTACTGGGGAACTACTGATCTCTTGTCATATTCTATGGCAATGAGCTATTTGGAAACTCTGAACTTCCTTCTCAATACACACAAGCAAATCAGATTCAATATCAGACAAGATAGACTGTACCTTGATATTGACTGGTCTAATCTGAGAGTTGGTGAAATTATCATTCTTGACTGTTGGCAGCAAATGGATGGTAATGAGTTTAATAGAGTCTGGAATGACAGATTTGTGAAGAAATATTTGACTGCTCTGATGAAGAGACAGTGGGGTATGAATTTGATTAAGTTTCAGGGTGTAAAACTTCCTGGTGGTGTGGAACTTAATGGAAGACAAATTTATGATGATGGTCAAAAAGAAATTGATGACATTCTCCAAGAAATGCCAACCACATATGAACTTCCCCCATTAGATATGATAGGTTAATTAGATGCTCAATCCATTTTTTCAACAGGGTTCTAAAACAGAGCAAAGTCTTGTTCAAGACTTAATCAACGAACAGTTGAGGATGTATGGCGTTGAGGTATATTACCTACCAAGAATATATGCAAATACAAATACAGTAATCAGAGAGGTTATCCAATCTGAGTTTACAAATGCATATCCACTAGAGGCATACGTTGACAGTTATGAAGGATATGGTGGACAAGGAACAATCCTTTCCAAGTTTGGTATTCAAGAGTTGGATGATTTGACTCTTATTATTTCTCAAGAAAGATATTCAAATTATATTACACCTTTGGCTAAAAATATTATTAATATTGAATTAGAAACCAGACCAAAGGAAGGTGACCTGATTTATTTCCCATTGGGAGACAGATTATTTGAAATTAAGTATGTTGAGCACGAACAACCATTCTATCAACTACAAAAAAATTATGTCTACACACTGAGATGCTCACTCTTCAGATATGAAGATGAAGTTATTGATACTAATGTTGATGAGATTGATAATGAGATTGAACAACTTGGTTACATTCAGACACTTACTTTAGTTGGAACAGGAAGAACTGCTAGAGCAGTTGCAACATTCTGTGGGGATGGTGCAGTTACTAGAGTCCATATTACTAATATGGGTAGTGGATATACAAAACAACCTATCATTGGATTCTCTTCAGCACCTGCAGGAGGAGTAACAGCTGTTGGTATTGCATCCATCACCACAAGTTACATTGGTTGTGGAGGTTTCAGCAATAGTGGAAAGATTGAGGCTATCAATCTCATCAATCCTGGATGCGGATATACTGTTCCCCCTTGGATCACAATTCAAACACGTGATGGTGATACAGGAGTTGGTGCTGCTGCAACTGCAAGTATTGAGACAACTACAGGATCAGGTTCAATCAGTGGCATCATTACAGTCACAGATGGTGGTGCAGGATATACCACGAATCCAAGGGTTACATTTGATGCACCAATTCCAAATTACCCAACATTTGATGTCGATTATAACAGCTTTGACCAAACAAATTATACATTTGACAACAGAGGTCCTGTAGGATTCTCAAGTGCTTATGGTATTGGTATTATCAATACTGCTGGTATTGTAACTGCTGTTTATGTAAGTTATGCAGGTGCTGGATATGCACTCACTTCAAGACCTGCTGTCATCATTGATCCGCCAACAGGAATTGGAGCAACAATTGGTATTGGAACCTTCATCTTCAATGAAATTGTAACTGGTCAAACTTCTGGCACAACTGCAAGAGTTAAGAAGTGGACTGCATCTACAAATCAACTTGAGATTTCTATTGTTGATGGAACATTTACTCCAGGAGAAATCATTGGTGGTCAAGAGTCTGGAGCATACTACACTATAAGAGTACAAAATACGGATGATCTTGTAAGTGGATTTGCAGATAATGATACTATTGAGACTGAAGCAGATTCAATCATAGACTTTAGTGAAACTAATCCTTTTGGAATGCCTTAAATAGTTTGTTAAATAGTAGATATACAAACAACTAGAGTAATGTTTGAGTATTTTTATAACGAGATCTTCAGATCTGTAATTATTGGATTTGGTTCTCTCTTCAATGGAATCGAAATTAAGCACAAGGATGCTAGTGATGACACTTTTAGTGTAATCCAGGTTCCTCTTGCTTATGGACCAACTCAGAAGTTTCTTGCAAGAATGAAGCAAGAGGCAGATCTGAATAAACCAATTCAAATGACGTTGCCAAGAATGTCATTTGAATTTATTGGTCTTACTTATGATCCAACTCGTAAGTCTACTCAAATACAAACTATTATCAATCAGACTCCTGATGGTGCAAATTTGAAGAGGAACTACATGCCAGTTCCTTATAATATGGCATTCAAACTTTCAATCATGACAAAGTTGAATGATGATATGCTTCAAATTATTGAGCAGATTCTTCCATACTTTCAACCATCATATAGTCTTCCCATTAATTTTCTTGGCAACTTAAAAGAAAAAAGAGATGTTGCCATCCAATTAGATTCTATTGAAATGGATGATGATTATGAAGGCAACTTTGATACAAGAAGAGCACTTATTTATACCCTAAACTTTACTGCAAAAGTTCACCTGTTTGGTCCTATTGCAGATGTTACTGGAGATATCATCAAGAAGGTATCTGTTGGTTACATTGCTGGTTCAAGAGGAACACAAGCAGCTGCAAGAGATCTTACATATCAAGTTACTCCAAGAGCAACTAAAGATTACAATGGCAGTGTTGTCACAACATTGGCACAAAATGTCAATCTTGTTGAAACCGTTCTTGATGTTGCAGATGGAACTGCAGTTACAGCACAGACATACATCTATGTTGGTCAAGAAGAAATGTATGTTGAATCAGTAACTGGCAATAAGATCACTGTTAGAAGAGCACAAGATAACACCACACCACAAAATCATGTTCTTGGTGCTGCAGTGAATAGCATTACTGCAGCAGATGATGCTCTTATCGAGTTTGGTGATGATTTTGGTTTCAATGGAAGTGTTTTCTGAGGTTGACTTATGTCTGACAAGTTTGATAAACTAAATGAAACATTTGATATTCAACCAACAGAGGTTGAAGTGGAGGTCCAAAAGCATGATATCGAGAATAAGATTGAAAAAGTCAGGTCAAGTAGTGAGGACATTCGTAAGGACTATGAGTATACCAGGGGTAATCTATATTCGATCATTGAGAAAGGTCAAGAAGCAATTAATGGCATCTTAGAACTTGCACAAGAAAGTGAAATGCCCAGAGCATATGAAGTTGCAGGTCAACTTATCAAAAATGTCTCTGATGCAACTGACAAATTGATGGATCTTCAGAAGAAGTTGAAGGATGTCAATGAAGAGAAAGAAGTCAAGGGTCCAACAACAGTAAACAATGCACTATTTGTTGGATCAACTGCTGAACTTCAGAAACTTCTCAAAAAATCAGCCACAGACACATAAATAGTTAAAAAAACAATGGCAGTACCAGCAGTCAATATTACAATTGAACAAGGAGCAGATTTTGCTTCAACCTTTACAATTACAAACTCTGACGGATCTGCATACAATCTTTTAAACAATTCTGCTGTTGCTAAATTAAAAAAATTTCCAGGATCAGAAACATCATATTCTTTCAGTACATCTATTACAGTAAGTACAGGTAAAATTTCATTAACAATGACAGATAGTGTAACTAGCACTATTCCTGCAGGAAGATATTACTATGATATATTGTTAACAAATGATACTACCGGATTAAAGACAAGAGTCATTGAAGGTATGGCATTTGTTTCTGCTGCCATTTCATAAATAATCGAAAGTGCCTTAAAAAAATGGCAGACTTTCGAATAAAATTAAATCGAGCAAACAACTACACAGTAACTCAGGAGAAAACCGTTGTGGCAGAGTTTCTTTCTGATTTAGCAGATGTTTCTGTTTCCGATTTGCCTTCAAAAGATAATTATGTATTGACATATAATGCATCATTACAAAAATATGAGTTAGTCCCTGCAGATAAAGTTCTTGAAAACTCTGCATCTGATTCTGACATTCCCGAGACTTTTGTTAACCAACTTCAAGTAGAACTTGATAATGAAATTGATGTTGACGGTGGTGGATTTTAAATTATAAATATTAAAAAGTCAACTTTTTCATATGACTGCACCAGTAATTCAGTTTAAAAGGGGTGCTTTTGTAGATCTGCCCGGATTGAGGCAGGGTGAACCGGGATTCACTACTGATAAGTACGATTTTTATGTTGGACTTACATCAGAAACTTCGACTAATCAGTTCTTTGGATCTGGTCGCTATTGGGGTAGAGAAGACGGTACTAACGCTCTAACCTTCAAATTAGTCGATAAAGACGGATCCAATAGCATCAACCTCAAATCCCCGAATACTTTATCGGGAATCACAACATACACTTTTCCAGGTTCACCAACAGCAAATAAGATTTTGCTAACAGATGGAGATGGAAATCTGTCTTGGACAGATACTATTTCTTCTGATATAACCATCAGTGGCATTTTGACTGCTACTGGTGGTTTTAATATTGGTATTAATTCTGGCGGATCTGCGATTACAACTGGACCAGTAAAAAATCTTAATTTTATCGGGGCTGGAAACACTTTCTACTACAATCCATCAACAGATACTGTTGATATTTCCATTTCTGGAGAAGGTAGCAGTTTAACTCTTGGTTCAGCAACAGATGGGGACTTGGTAACTCCTGGAGCACTCAATACTTTTACAAGCTCAACAAGGATTGTTGATAGTATTGATGATTTAAATGAGTTAGCACTCAATATAATGAAGAACACTGCAGTGTCTGGTCTTGATTTTTCAACATCACCAACTGCTGGAGGATCTCCATTTTCAGTTACGCTTACTACCTCCGCCACCGGTAATCCAAATAGTTACATTATTGATTGGGGAGACGGAACTACTGAGACAACTTCAGATTCAACTCCAAGTCACACCTATACTGAGAATAATGGCGGACAGTTTACCATCGCAATAACTGCTCTTAACACTTCTGGTGCTGGTGCGGGAAGTTCATTCTCAACTACAAAAACAAATTATATTACAGTATATACACCAGATCCATCTGTTAGTTTTGCACTTTACAGAGCTAGCAGTGGTGGAAGTGCATTGAGTGGAAACGACCTTTATGTTGTTGAAGGTCAATCCCTTTACATGGACAACAACACAACAAATACTTCTGTTGGTGCTGGTGTCACTTATACCATAAATTGGGGAGACGGGTCATCAAATGATGAGATCTCAAGTGATACTGTTGGTGGTGGTGCGAGTACAACTGCTGCAAGACTCCAACATACCTGGGCTCAGGGAACCAACAGTTCTACAAGCAGAGATACATTAACGCTGACACTAAACAGTCACAGCACAGCAAATCCATCTTCAATCCCAGCAACTGGAACAGTAACTCTCAAAGTTTACGATGATGCTCCAACTGCTCCTGATGGATTAAGCAGCAAAACACTCTCCAACGTTTCTAGCACAGGAACATCACCAAAACTTGCTTCTGGATTTACCGACAATACTGGTGGTGCAACATTAAGTGCTGGAGATAATGTAAACAGATTAACTTCTGGAACGGCAACTGCTGGACCAATTACAACCTTTGCATATGACGCCGACAATGGAACTCTTACAGCAAATGTAAATGGTTCCTCTGATGGATCGAGAGCATTGACCAGTGGTAATGACTCTGGAACTTATACAAGTTTGGTTATTGACTCGGAAAGTGATTATCAATTACTCAACTCTGGTGGTTCGAGCACAACATTTGCTAACAGCATTTATCATCCAGGTCTCTATAAGGGATTCAAAGCGAGAGTGGCAAAGTCAGTTGCTGGATTGTCTACTGGTGTGAACAGTATGCAACTGTCACACAGCACTACAGGAAATACAAACACAGTTGAATTTGTAAAAGATGATCTAACAGCAACTCCAACAGTTGACATTTCGAGTGCTACATTAACTGAAAATACTGCAGGTACGTATAGATACGTTTCTGGAATTCCATACTACAATACAGGATCTCCAAATTTAACATTATCTGGAGTAACAGTCACCAACTTAGTTGGACAATGTTACACAAACCAAAGTGACATTGTTGAAGTTGATGATGGAACAAATCAAGAGAGCACATCAGCCAACGCAATCACCAATAGTGGTTACACTTACTCTCAGATTGATGGCGCTTCGTCAATGTTAAGTGGAAGTATTCCAGTTGTAAATACTGGAACATCAAGTGCTTATGCGATTGGTGATCTGACTGTGCCGATCACTAGTTCTAGTGTAAGAACTGTAAGTAGAGTGATGGTTCGTGCTAAGAACGTAAATGGAACAAGTTCTTACACAAGCGATATTGCAACTAATGTTCAAGTTCATACCGCATCCCAAAGTGGTATTAGTGAAGTTGGAATTGCTGTTGCTGATGCTCTAGGTGCTACTTTTGATGATGATGGTGTAAGGGTATTTAATTTTGCCTCAGCAACAACGGATACTCCTTCCTTCAATGGATCAACAAACTTCTACACAAACAACCTTTATACAGAATCTTCTGATCCAGGCATTTCAACCACAAGAGAAGCCACAGTAAGAATCGGCAAAATCATACATGATGAAACCGATTATTCTTCTGGTTATCTCCCTGCTGGACCAGATCTTTCGTCTGGTAGAAGTGGAGATCAATACTTTACTTTTGCCTTCAGAAGAACTTCGACCGCAAACTTCGATATCAATATTACAAGTGGTGGTATTGCTGGTCTTTGGATTGCTGCTCCAGGATCCAATATTGATACTACAAGTGGATTGAATGGTTGGTTGAGAGCAGATACTGCTTATGCTGGTGCTGGTACACCAGGAAGTGGATCGGGTGGTAACGGAAGTGATGGATGTGCATACAACAGTTCGGATAGGATTGTTGCTTCCACTTCATTGAGTGGTGGTTATACAATGACTCTTGGTGAAGAAAACATGAGTAATGCAACAGGAAATGTTGTGTTAGTTAGAATCGCTCTAACATCAGGTCAATCTGTAACAGCACTTAGCATTGGGGAGGCAGTAGTCTAAAATGGCCGTAACACAAGCACAAAAGGTTGATTACCTTTGGAAAAAACTAGGGTACGGCCGAACAAAGACCGATACCAATGCCAACAAAAAGGCATTTAACGAAGCGATTGCAAGTCCACTCTTACTTAGAGGGGATAAAATTTGGAACCAATCAAGCACTATTCCTGGTACGCTTCCAGGATCTAGTTCTGGTGCAGTAACAGTTTACCCAACTTCAAACCCAGTAGAATGTACTGTGGATGGTACAGCTACAGCAAATAGGACTTGGAAAACTGGATCAACCGATTGGATTCCACCAGAACTTGGATCAACATATCTTGTAAAAGTATATGTTCATACTTCAAGTGATGCAGCAAATGCAGCATCCAGTGGAACAACACTTTCCGCTGCTGGTTCTGGTAACGATGACGAATGGTTCTTTGATTATCAGTCTGGTGTTCTTCACTTCATTGGAGATAACCTTCCAAATGGTGTAAGCTTCAGTGGAAAGAGTGTTTATATTAGTGGAGCAAGATACACAGGATCGTTTGGTCTTGGTGGTGCTTCTAGTGGTAATTTCACTGGAATTTCTACATTCTCAGATACAACAGACAATACTCTGGGAAATGCAGATACTGGTGCTCTCCAAGTTGACGGTGGTCTTGGCGTCAATAAGAATGTAACAGTTGGTGCTAATTTATTTGTTCAAGGATACTCCGAATTTGTAGGAGTTGTAACATTTAAAGGTGGCACTATTGGTCTTGGTGATGCCGACACAGACACGATTACTGTTGGTGGTGAGTTTGGATCCAGTTTAATTCCTACAGATGATGATACACACTCTCTTGGTGAGGGTTCCAAGAGATGGAAAAATGGTTCTTTCTCTGGAATCATTACTGCATCTTCTTTTGTTGGTGATATAACTGGTATTGCTGCAACAGCAACCACTTTAGAAACAGCAAGAAACTTTAGTGTTTCTGGTGATGTTGGAACAGCAACTTCAGTTTCTTTTGATGGGACTGGAGATGTAGATTTAGCAGTCACTTTATCAAGTAACTTCGATGCTAACACCAGTGGTATTATCACTTCTACTGGAGGATTTGTTGGCGACTTAACTGGTGATGTCACTGGAGATTTGACTGGTGAAGTAAACGCAACTTCTTTTGATACAAATGCATCTGGTGTTGTAGTCACTGGTATTGTAACCGCAACTACTGGAGACATCTCTGGCAATTTGACCGTTGGAGGAAACCTTTTTGTTAATGGATCAACAACTCAAGTTAATACATCAACATTAACAGTTGAAGATGCTTTAATTGAAGTTGGTCTTGTAGATGGATCCGCTCCGGGTTCTGATCTTAATTTGGATCTTGGTTTACTTCTGAATTATTATGATGGATCTGCTAAAAAGGCTGCTGTTTATTGGGATGATAGTGCCGCAAGAATTGTTGTGGCATCTGATGTATCAGAATCATCGGGAACTTTAACTGCATCTTCATATGCTGGTTTAGAAGTTGGATCTCTCTATGTAAATGATTGTGCTGGACAATCTCAGGTTATAACTTGCACTGGTTCGGAAAGATTTTTAGAAAATATAACTATAGATTGTGGATCGTTCTAATTGATTAATGGCATCTGAAACTGATTTAAAATACCTTCTGAATACTTATCAAAAAAAGGCAATGGATTTATTTACACAACTTGTTGTTGCTGAAACAAAACTTGAACAGGCACTTACAAGAATATCTGAATTGGAAAGAAAATTAAAAGAGTATGAGTCAAGAGAATCTAACAATTCCGAAGAATCATACTAATATTTTTTTATAAATATTTTTAATGCTGATTAATACTCCGATATATATCGGAGTTTACGGTACATACCACAAATGTTAATTTGACCTGATGGCAAATCCAAAGTTTAAGATAAAACGGTCAGCCGTACCGGGTAAGAAACCAGTAGTTGCAGATTTGCAACTGGGTGAACTTGGTCTTAATACTTTTGATGCAGAACTATTTGTTCGCAGAGAAAGGACGGGTATCGGTACGGACATTGTTCCCGTTGGAATGGGAGCAACAGTTACTAATATTTTATATGTAACTGCAGATGGAAATGATAATAATACTGGTAAAAAATTAGGAGATGCAAAGGCAACTATTGCGGGAGCAGTTGCCATCTCAACTACAGGAACTGTAATTAGAGTTTCTGCTGGAACTTATGCAGAAAATAATCCTATTAAGTTACCACCTCAGGTAAGTATTGTCGGAGACAGTTTGAGAGAGGTAACTGTACAACCACAAAATTCCAATGAAGATCTTTTTCATGTAGCGCCTGGAAACTACATTTCAGAAATGTCTTTTTCTGGCACTATAGATGTTGGAAAGGCAGTAATTGCTTTTGATCCAGATACTGTTAGAAATTCAACTCAGTCACCATACATCAGAAACTGCACAAACTTTATTGCTGGCAGTATAGGAATGAAGATTGATGGTGATGTGGTTGATGGAAATTTCAACAGTATGGTCACCGATTCATTCACCCAATATAACCAGGGAGGAATCGGTGTATCAATCACCAATGAGGGTTACGCACAGATAGTTTCTTTGTTTACTATTTGCAATGACATTGGAATATTTTGCGGATCTGGTGGTCAGTGTGATATTA